ACCAGAGTCAAAGTCTGGTGTGCTGACCAATTACACTACGCCCCAACATTAAAAACTTTTTCCTGCTCTATATCTTAATTTCCTTGAATGTCTTCCGTTCCCTTTATTCTTTGCTTTATATGTCGGGGTTTGGCTATGACAATTAGGACACAATATTGTTAAATTGATTTCTTGATTATTATCAGAATTTCCGTCAATGTGTTCTAATTCAAGTGTTATAGGCTTTTTGTTCCATTCCGAAATACCGCAACAACTACATTTATTTTCAAATTTTTCTCTTATAAACCTAATAGCTGCTTGGGATAATTTACCCGTTGTATTCCATACTTCTAATTTTTCTTTTGTTTCAAATTCATTTTGACAAATCCTACTACAATATTTTCCACCCTCGCCAATTTCTTTCCCACAATTTAAACAACTAGAAGTTTTCCTACCTCTTGCCGAATTGTTAAATGATGCGGAACAGGACTGAGAACAAAATTTATTATTTCTTTTTTCATAAGCTATTGGCGAATTACAACAAGTACAAAGATTCGGATTATTTAAATAAGAAACTTTCTTTTCTTCAGAAATAATCTTGAATTTTAAAATTGTCTTTTCTGCACCCAATTTGCCAGCTTCAGATTTTGTCATTTTCATAGTCGAACCTTTATAACATTTATTTTAGTTATTTATAGTTTTCGACTTTTTCGAGGGCGCATTGTGCCGGACACAGGATTCGAACCTGCGAAGGATTACTCCGACTGCTTACAAGGCAGTTGCCGTTGGCCGCTTGGCTAATCCGGCACAATGCGCCCTCTTAAAATTCTGAACCAGTATTCTGTTACGAGGAACTGGTAAAAACCCTAAGCCGCGTTTAAGCAGCTAATGCAAATTTTTCGTCTGCGTTTATTTTGTTTTGCTGTTTTTACGTCATTGGCCTGACGAGTTGTGATTCTCGCTATCTTACGTTGTCGAAACCAGTGCAGCCCCATCAAAAGCTCTCGAAAGAACGTTTCTACAAACCAAGTAGGTTTCCTAAGAAAGCTTTTGGTGGAGCTGGCGGGATTTGAACCCGCGTCCAACATACATTTACTAAAATGTAAAACAACTATACTAACACTCTGGTGGACCTATGGGGTAACGATCCCCAAGCAAGACATTGCAAGTGTCCTTCGCGTCCCATACGCTAAGCCCNAAACTTTGTAACGCTTGTACCAGCTATGAACTGCCCAAGCCCCACCCAATGTAAATAAAATACATGTTCCTAAAAACATGCCTAGTTTAGACATTGGATTTCTATTCAACTTATCTTTGTCTACATACATGACAACACCTTNAAACCCAAATAACGAATACCAAGGTTCTTTAAGGTCTCCAGGTGGAACAAAATGACTTAATTCGCCATATATTGTTTCATGCAAAACGTGAGGGATTAACCAATGAACACTCTTGGCTAATATCAACCCACCACCTTCATCGTGCCATTTATCTAATGCATACCAAAGACAATTAGATTTCATATTTGTTCTTCTTTTTAATAATTCTCTTAGGGGTGACCAATGGGAGTCGAACCCATACAAACAGATTCACAATCTGTGATGCTAACCACTACATCATAGTCACACCTAAGAAAACTTGGTGCGTCGTGCTGGAATCGAACCAACATCCCGGGTTTCGTAGACCCGTATTCTATCCGTTGAAATAACAACGCAAATTCGTGCCATGATGACTAGTCTTATTGCTAACCCAAGAGCGTGGGTCAAACCTTTTCCTCTGCAGTAATTGTCAAACTGGTAATGTCTTTTCGTCAAGGAGACATTCAGACGCCCTTTAATCACGCTTAAGAGTACCACGACCTCAACCGTTTTACATCCGGGAGATAACGATGTTTCAAAGTCACTTGAAAATATGGAGCGGATAGTCAGATTCGAACTGACACTTCAAGTTTGGAAGACTCACGTGCTAAACCGTTGAACACTATACCCGCTTAAATTAAATATCAGGATGATTGTCTACTTTTTGTTTAAAGAGAGAAATCGAAACTCTCAGCCAGATTTTAATTGGTTTGCTGAACCCATCCTTATAACTCTACCCGATTTCCAACCATCGGGAATTAATTCTTCTTTACCAATTTTCTTTGAAACTTCTCCGTTTGTAATCCAACGTGAACCAAATTGGGAGTTTCCTTCACCTCTTTGCTTTATTTTTGAATTTTCAGATATTTTCTGTTTTGTTTCATNTGAATGAGNTTTACCATAAAATCCACTTTTTGGNAACTTCTTTAAAGCTGCCTCGTTGCCCATTTTAGAGTTCCTACGAATTATATCACGAAAGTTCTCATCTGTTTCAAACTTTTTTCTCCAATGTAATCGAGTTTCCTCAATAGGCATAAGCGAACTTAATCTCTTCTCAGTCAAAAACAAATCAGGGTTTGCATTGATGTAATCAAATCCGCCGTTTCCTCCTCGTCTAAGATTATAAACATCTTCACGGGCTAAAAATTCTTCATTGACAATTTCTGCTTCCCTTGCATACATTTCCTCAGCTGTACCAAACTCTTCTAGTACAGTTTTTGTAAAGTTATGCAGTCCATTTTTTTCAATGGAGCTGCGAATAACTTTTCCAGAGCCCATATAACCATCGTCCAATGACTCGGTCTTATGAACTCCAACGTAGATTTTACCATTCAGATTATTTCTGATCTCATACAAGTAATAGTGCATTTAATGCCTCCTACTTGTATTTATGTAAATCTACTTTTGTGTCTCCGTAGAAGGAATCGAACCTTCGCTCCTTGGTCCCAAACCAAGAGTGATACCATTTCACCACACGGAGTAAATATCTTTTGGTACCTCGTCCAGGTAACGCTCCTAGGTTTATCGGTTATCAGCCGATTATTCTACTTTTGAATTAACGAGGCGTCTTATCTTTGGCTCCGACCGCTGGAATCGAACCAGCCTTCAAGGATTAACAGTCCTCTGCCCACACCGTGTTTGCTTCGTCGGAATAAATTTTTATCATATCAAAGAACATTACCAGGAGTCCGATTCCTGTTAAAAGATGCATCATCTTCGCGTTTGCAACCGCTAAGAATAACTTCACCATAATGCGCTTTGATATGATGGTAGGGCCAGAGGGAATCGAACCCTCATAGATCGGTTAAAAGCCGACTATTCTACCGTTGAATTATAACCCCGTAATTTGGTCCCATCGCTCAGAATCGAACTGAGTCTTGTCGGATTAAGAGTCCGCTATGCAGCCTAAACATCTCAATGGGCAGTCGTAATATTTTGTTTATTAACGTGTCTGCCCTGAACCAATACGGGATTCAGAATCGACACTACATTTTTAGAAATTTCTTCATGATGCGGTTCCTTTAAAAATAAAACGTTGAAATAAAACAGGATGACTTTTTGGTTAAAGTAAAAGTTTAATTTGATTTGAATTGCTGAAATCATCCTTAAAATACTGGCAGTCCCAAGGAGTAACGATCTCCTTCTTATACCGTGACAGGGTATCGTGCGTCCATAAACACTTTGAGACTATTTTTGTTTTACAAGACGGCCTTTAACCCAGCCATCTGGTATTTGTAAATCCTTTTTAAGACGCTTACATAAAACTCCATTGTTTATAAAACAAGTATTTTTATTAGCGCTTCTTGCCCTTTCAGACATTAAAGAATTAAATTCTTTCGTGAACATCAAAGGCGGTCTAGTTGTAGGATCTTCTTCCCATCTTTTTCTTTGTTGTTGACCCGTTTTATGCCCATTTTGCTTTCTTAATTCTTCGGGCATATTTTTACCACCTTGAGATCTAAATTCTCTATATTTTTCAGGAGTTGAATTGATGTAATCAAATCCACCAAATCCGCCCCTTCTTAAATTGTAAACATCTTCTCTTATAAGAAATTCGTCATCCACAATTTCTTTTTCTCTAGCATACATCTCTTCTGATGTTTCAAAATATTCTAGAATTGTTTTTGTAAAATTTTCAATCCCGTGTTTAGCAATAGATTTATTAATAATTAAACCTGAACCCATATAACCGTCTTCTAAAGATTTGGTTTTATGTACACCGATGTAGATTTTATCGTTTATATTGTTTCTAATTTCATACAAATAATAGTGCATTTAGCCTCCTATCATTATTTATGAATTAGAAAAATGTGAGTCGCATACGGGTTACGATCCCGTCTGGTCAGCGTGAAAGGCTGATGACCTCACCAGAAGTCTAATGCGACATACATTCTTTTTATTCATTGAAGGATGGACTCGAACCATCGGCTTACTTTACCCACCAGCGTATTGGTCCTTTACCGTGAGGTGGTTGCTGCTCTAACCAACTGAGCTACTTCAATGAAATCTAATTCTTTTTATATCAGGCTTCCGCGACCTGATGCGACGCTTATAGGGTTTCAAATACTATTTCTCAAATACACCTCGGTTGCGTTTCACCCTAAACCCGTTACGGATTATTCTTTTGGTGCTCCGACCCAGACTCGAACTGGGACGCCTTACGGCAGCAGATTTTAAGTCTGCCGTGACTACCGATTCCACCATCGGAGCATTCACTAAACTGGATGCGGGTGACAGATTCGAACTGTCGATGCTTCGAGCTTATGAGACTGAAGTGTTGACCACACTACCCGCAAAATTAACCATTGGTGGAGGGAGTAGGATTTGAACCTACGCGCTTTTTACAGAACGGATTTACAGTCCGTCGCCTTCAACCACTCGGCCATCCCACCATAAAATCATTTTAAAGGACACAAAGGATTCGAACCTATGACTACAGAACCAGAGTTAACTGGGTGACCTCCCAACTTGCCATTACCTGCGAGCACCTTTCAAA